CGTGACGGTTTGTTGGCAACGGTAGATCTTTCCGATGCCAGTGACCGTCTTTCGTGTTGGACCGTGGAGCGCATCTTCCGGAAGAATCCTTCCGTGTTGACCGCTCTGCACGCCGCACGAACGAGGTACATACGAGATGATATCTCGAATGTTAAGGGCTTCTTGAAAACCAAGAAGTTTGCCTCGCAGGGTACAGCTACCACGTTCCCGGTTATGTCTTTTACCATGCTCTGTATCGCCCTCGGTGCATGCATCGATGGTGATATAACATGGGAGAAGATTCTCCGGTTACGTAGTCAGGTTCGTATCTTCGGTGATGATATCATCTTACCGAAGTACGGGTACGTGCGACTTTGTCGGGTCATGACCCTTCTTCAGCTAAAAGTTAATAGCTCAAAAAGCTATTGGCTTGGTCGCTTTAGAGAATCATGTGGGATGGACGGTTTCAAGGGTTACGATGTAACCCCCGTCAAACCCAAGACATTAGTCGCTGACGGCCCGGCGTCCTGCCAGGCTGTCGTAGACACTTCCAACAACCTTCATAATAAAGGATATTGGCATGCCGCAGACAGCTGTAGATCCCTTATTCCTGCACGTATTCAACGTGGAATCAGGACAGTGGGAATCATGGACGCTGGATCCACTGGGTTCACCTCGTATTGTGGAGGCGATGAATCTCATCTGCGCTGCAGATGGAATCCGCGCCTACATCGGTACGAGGTCCGAGCTTGGTCAACTATTGGCCGCGCTCAACAAGTACCCCGTGGAGGATATGGAGCGTTGCTGGACTTCTTTGCCAGCAAGTACAGTCATGAGCAAGCTCGGACTGTATCAGAATACGCTCCTACCCGACAGACGAAATCTCGTCTGTCATGGGAACCCGCTCGTTATACTTCTTTCCCTTCACCTGCTAGACTTGGGGAGATTTGGCTCTCGCCATATCCTCAAGCGAGTCAGCAAGGGGTGGTATCGCATCAATTGGAAGATCATTCCTCTTGAGCAATTCCGCCTTCCTTGCCTCCTCACGCATGTGTCGGAGAATGAGAAGGATGAGCTTGAGAATTACCTTGACCTTTGGGACGTACTAACGTACGGCTATTCGGATCAGGGTAGCCGGTGGTTCATGCCGGTAGGCGAGGAACAGTTTATGTTGGACTTTTGTCCTCCATATTCTGTCGGCCTAGCCTAAACTCTGCTCCCTGGTTGAATACCAGGTAACGACGGGGTCGGAGGG